CATCTCTATGCTTCTCGCTTTCCTCTACTCGGGCAAGTGCAGGCTGAAGGATATCTTCAACCTTGTAGACGGTATCTCCGATTTTAATGCTGTCAGGCTGTGCCACCCCTTTAGTTTACAGGGCCTCCCTGGTTCTTATGATCTCTTCGGCAAGGAAAATAGCCTCTGATTTTTCCAGAGTAATCATCTGGTGCGAATCCTTCCCATATGAAATCAAGGTTACAGTGCCTTCATGGTCAACAATGGCTTTGACCCCCCAAGCCAGATAGAACATCTTGGCATCAGTTTTTCTCATAGTGGCTGGAAGCCTTCCTCTTCACTTTTCTCTACCCAATCCTCTTCATTTAGAGATTTCAAGACAGGGTTAACAGTCTGAGGAGGAGCGAATTCTCGATATCCCTTTTGCAAGAGAACCCTGTCAATCAACTCCTGTCGTTCGACTGCCCAGGCCTTTCTTTCCCTAGAAAAGGAGTTATTTGCTTCCATGGCTGTCTTGCGCTGATATACAGCGACAACGCTAAGAACTACGTTTACTAGATTTAGGCCTAACAGTATTGCTAGTAGCATCTTTCTCCTTTAGGTAGGCAGAGATATCTTCCTGCAAATTATCGAGGAGTTGTTGATACCTCTGGCTCCAGGATTGAATTTCATCCTTGGCCTTTTCCAACTCTTCCTCCAGGGCGATGTATTTCTCTGCGAACTCCATCGTATCAGATTTGGGCATACAACCGATTAGACGGGCAATCTGCTCTAGACACACAGCGCAGATAACTAGATCTACAACCCCACTAACTTCTCCTTCGGGATTTCTAACCAGCGTATCTGCAATGCAGTCAACAAAACCTCTGTCGCATACCGAAGTACCGCAGAGAGGGCATCCAGCAGATGCCTGTGGAATCCAATTAAAGCTTGCCATTATTGTCCTTTCTTTGAGGGATCATTTGCATAGATCGCTCTCATCTGAGCCTCACACTGAGCCTTAGAGTCGAAGCGACCATGAACCTTACCAGAGCCTACCGTGACACATTCCCACTTGCCGCCCTTCTGGATGCATTTAACGTCGTAGGGAGGCATTAGCTCACCTTAGTATCGGCTTACGCCGCCGACTAGGACGATGATGAGAACGATGATTAGGATGATCCACAGTAGAGACATTACTTATCCTTTTTTTCGTCTTTTTCGCGCTGCTTAGCAGCTTCGGAGTTAACGGTTTCATTTCCGCGAAGGTCAGGACGACCAGCCGCAAGCCTCTCAGAGACAGGACGATCACCGGCCTGCTTTGCTTCTTCCTTTGCTCGCTTTTCCTTTTCCTCAACCGGCAGGGCCTTTACAGCAGCCGCAGCACGTTCACCCGACTGAGGGGCAGGAGCGCCAAGGCCAAAACCCTTACTAGGCGGAGCGGGATTAGCCAACTCAGGATGAGGTGCAACTCCAAACTCAGGAGCAATATCCCATTCCTGGTCGCGGGTCGGATCAACATAATCGCCAACAATTCCAGTGACCTTGTAATTCATCAAGGCTCTGTCTTGAGCCGCAGTATTCTCAGCATCAGGCACAGAAACCGGATATCCACCGGCAGACTTGCTGCCCTTAACTTCCTTCTCTGCCTCATCGGAGCGGTTAACCGCTGCCTTGGACTCTGATTTACCGTCAGCCATTAGTTATTAGTTTAGAAGACCGCTTAACCATACGGCTCTGCCTGCTGAGGCCAAGCCTTCCATTGCCTGACACTTCTGCCCTGCGGAGAATTATCCCTCTTGTTTGGATAAACGCGAGCCGTGAGCAAATACCTCATAGCAGCAATTCCATGACCGTATTTGGTTTCCCAGAATGGATCAACGGTTTCTCCTTCAATGGCATCCAGGGGCGCAATGGTGAGTTGCTTGATAAGGTTTTTGCAATTTGATGTGATGAATAGCCCAGGAGAGCCAAGCGTTCCACTTGCCCGGTGATAAGGTGGATATGCAAGGGAGGGATTTGAACGAAGAAGCTCTGAAATGCGGACTCGCCCAACACGACGGTCGTTGTTTGCGGGGATGAGGTAAATTCCATTCTTGCTGAATTCGCTATGCACCGTATCTCCAACACCGCTTGTTCCAAAGCCAGTTCTGGATTTGATAGAAGGGTCGCATAGAGCAAGCTGAGGCTGCCCCCAGGCGTTTTCTCTATAAGTAAGGATTGCACTCGCATGTTTACTAATCAGCCCTTCAGAGTAATACTCACCGTGTATGACGGTGTGACCATCCGGAGACAAAGCTGCTGAGTACCAAGCGGTCGGATTTGATACCCCAAAGTCCATTCCTTCCCATCTTCTCCAGTCGTAGGGAATAGCAATAGGGTCGATGACGTGAATATTAACGTTAAATTCGGGGAACGCAGAATCTTCCACTTCGTCCCAAGAGCCGTCAATGAGACGCTTTTGGGTGGATTCTGGTAGCTCTTTGAGTGAGTCATAGTAAGCCTCCTGGTCTATATATTCATTGTCATGGAAATTAGCTGGAATAAAGATACCTTTAGTTTTTTCCCCTTCTGCTGGCTCCACAAATCTCTCTTTCACCCAAGCTGCTCCAATTCCAACAGGGTTACTAGCACTTCTTACTCTGAGTGGAATATCAGACCCTTCTAGGCGTCTGAGGCGAGAGAACATGAAGACGTATGCATCGTCATCAGGGAAGTCGGTGATCTCGTCCCAACCGATATACTGTAGCTCAGACGACTGGTAGCGCCACTTATCGCCAGGGGTCTGAACGTAACCGAACGACAGCTTAGCACCTGAAGGAAAGGACCAAGTATGCGTCTCGCGTTCCCACTTAGCATCGGTATTGACAAGCCAGGCTCTGGCCCTGTCCATGAGAGCGCCGGGCAATGCTAGGTCAGCGTAAGTTCTCCGGAATATCATTCCGGCGTAAGAAGGTATATCTACATACTGAAGTGCTGCCATCAGGAGAGCGTCTGACTTACCCCCTGCCGCAGCCCCACCATAAAATGCCTCCAGGCCATCGTATGCGAGAAATGCCAATTGCTTCGGCTGAGGCTTATGAGGGATATAAGGAGAAGGAAGACGAACTTTCATATAAGGAGCATACTACCGCACACAAGGTAATGATGGAATATATATCTAAAAAAGATCTAGATAAGTTTAAAGAACTTCTGGATATGCATATTTTTTACGACGAAATGAATAAAGAAAAACTAATATGTCTGCACTGTGGAACTGAGCAATCAGACATCATCTGTGCATACTGCAAAGATAGAGGGAGGTTTTAATGGACGATATATATGAGTTACAGTTTCAAAAAGAAGAGCTAGAGCGAGAGAATGGCCTTCTCAAAGCTAAGGTTGCCATGCTTGAGAGAATTGCTGAAGAACAAAGGTCAACCATTGATAAATTGGGAAAGCTGGCTGAAGGGTTTGCCAAGCTTGCAGCTATTCCTTAATAGCCCTGGTTTTGACCTTGGGCCGGTGGCCCACCCTGACCTTGATTGGCCTGGTCTGGCATATGATTACCCCTAATGCTTTCCAATCGTGCCAAACACTGGGTCACTGTGGCCCGGTTCTTCGGGTCTTGAACTAGGTCTAGATATGAATGGAGAGCGGCGATACCTCTTGCAAGCGCTGCAACCGCCTCACGGCTATCGCCGCCTCCTTGCCCTACGCTCTGCTGAGCTAGCGCACCAATAATTCCACCAGGGAGTCCCATTGCTTAAGAATTATACAGCACGTAATAAATGCCCCGTCTGTAATCGCTATAAGACTGCGTATAAGGATAAATGTCATGGGTTTTTAACCTCTGACGGTAAGTACGCTTACTGTTCTAGAGAGATGGGGCAGGAGGGACAGCGCCAGACACAGACACACTACGGAAAGCCACTGTATAGGCATAGTCTTACAGAGACTATTACTACAACTACAGTTAGTAAAACCCCCCTTCCCCCTCCGCAATCGGTAAGCGTAAAGGACACGATTCCTGAGGGGGTTGCGTCTTCTCAGTGGAGCCAGGATACGATGGAGCATGAACTTGAGAAGATCATTCAGCAGCGTCAACAGGCGGGTCAGTGGCCTTATCAGTCTGCTGCTGAGCCTGAGCAGCCTTCCGAACCTTCAGAATCTCCAGAGCCTGATCCACCTCTTTCTCAGAGAACTCAAACTCCTGAGTCTTCACGATTTCCTTGGCAGTCTCAGTCTTAAAGGAATCTCGATAGCTCGGGTCCAGCTTTTTAAGCAGGAACATAAGAAGCAAATGTCCAGACCTGTCATCCTTATCCAAGGCCCTAGATCTCAGATGCTCTTCCAACTCCTCTTTAGAGGCAGCCAGAGCATCATCCCAAGCTTCTTCAAACTCAGGGAATTCCTGTCGGAAGTAATAAACCCTACGACGGCTAACACTTGCTATCTGACAGGCTTTCGTCACAGTATGACCCAACTTCAATGCAGTCAGGAAATCATTCTGTTCTCTCATGGACAAAGCCTTCATACATGAAGTATAAAGACGATCCAGATGCACAAATTGTTTATTGTGAAAAGTGTGGATTAAGGCAATGGACAACTTGGCATGATGGTTTTATTGCAACTCCATGTAAAAGATTTGGGTGCAATAGCTACTACGCCGTTAGCCGTAAGTGAACTGCTATCCGTAATCCCGACCCCTCCTCTCGACCGCGTTGCCAGGAGGCAACGCAGGAGATGACAATCCGTAAATATAGGAGTTACGGATGTCTCCATCGTAGCAAAGATCACAAGGTCTTCGCCACAATCCGCACAAGCTCACGAATTTCCCGCAAATTGGTAAGACTTCACTTTGTATAGCGGCGCAGAGCCGGTATCCTGTGCGTTACGCGCGCGTGTACCCCGACAGCGCAATCCAGCGGCGACAGGAGGTGAGAGAATGAAGTATAAATTTGGCAATCTAGTAATTAGATTGCTATTTGAGCTAGAAATAAAGATGCATGAGTGGTATATGAAAGACTCTGGATCATTTAGACATTCCTTTGCAAAGCATTACTACCGAGAGAGGTGTCAAAATGCAGACTCGGGAAGCTCCTAACAAAGAACTGAAGTACCTAGCATTTAATGAAGTATTCGATGCCTTGGCAGAAGGAGATCCTGCTAAGGCTTTGTACGTTCTAGAGAGAAGTACATTTCAGGAGAACGAAAAACAAGTTCTCAAAGCCCTGTTGGAAACCTTCAAGACAATCGAGGTGAAAGAGAATGCTTAATTCAGAGACAAAGACCGCGCTTAATGCAATGCGTCTTGAGCTTGAGGAAATCGAGCGGCAGAAGGCCCGAGAAAGGGGTAAGGCAATCGGTCGTAAGATCGATCAGACGGAACTCTGTTATAAGCAATACTCTCCCCCGCAGATTCAAAATGCAGTTTAAGCCGGGAGATCTAGTAAGGGTTCGGAATCAGCATAATTCAGATCTTCTAGTAGTTTTGCGAGTAGGATCTCTTCGTCCAGTTACAGAAGATACTTATGGAAGAGAATATGTTTGGGTTCATCCCCTAGATCCGGCAGACAATAGCTGTATATATGACGGAGTAAATGTAGAGGGATGGATTAAAGAAGAGGTTGAACATGCGTAATCTAAAAGTAGGAGATCTTGTTAGTTGTGATTATTATCCTGGATCTCTTGTTGTAATAGGAGAAGGAGAAATACACCCAACCACAGGACATAATTATTCAACTAACTACACTTGGGTATTGCCTTTAGATCCTTCTGCTTACGATTCGTGGCTAGAAAAAGATATCCGAGTTAACGGAATTCCAACTATTTCTCTAAAGAAATTAGAAGAGGAAATTCCGTTCTAATCTAACGGTGATCCCAAATGCCTAAATTTAAACCCGGAGATATCGTTATCTGTGTAGAAGCAGGAGATAAGAGAAGTATTAATGTTCCCTGTATTTACACAGTCAAAGAGAATAAAAATGATATCAAGCCTCTTATCTCTCTAGTAGAGATTGATAATACTCTCTTTTACTACGAAGATAGATTCAGATTGATTAAAAGTGCATAAGTTCAAAAAGGGAGACAAACTAATTGCAGTTAGGGTTACTCATTCTTCCGCTCTTAGGAATGGCGGGGAATACACGTTTAAAGAGTATTACAAAGATGTCAAACCCTCAAGAGCATTGATTTATATTGAGGAAATTGACAAGGTTTACTTTGAAGATCGTTTCGAGTTGAAAAAGGAGAAAGAATTGTCTTACACATGTGGTAACTGTGGTGAAGCCGGTCACAACGTCAGAACCTGTCCCTCAGCCGTGAAAGGAAGTGGAGAATTGCTAGTCAAGGAAACAATCAAGTCCGGAGATCGAGTTACCATCATCGATGTAGAGAAGGAAATGTATCGGACTAAGGAAGTCGAGCCTTACTTCGGTCATACCTTTGAGGTAGTTGAGATTAATGATTACGTCGTAATTTGTAAGCCAGAAGACACGACTGGTAAAACTTTTGGCGAGGGGAATAACCTTCACTTCCAAAAGTCAGTCTGGAAATTCGGAGCGGAGGATTCAGCTATGGCAGAGTTTAAGAAGCGGCTCAGCATTTGGGAGCTAACGGAAACGATCATTCCGGTTTCGCGTTTGACTTTGCTCTTTGGTCCTCCTGGGACTGGAAAGACAACGGCTGCAAACTTCGTGAAAGATCACAGCGGAGAAACCCCGAAGGTATACAACATTACCTTGACGGAAGAGACCCCGGCCGCAGAGTTGAGGGGTCACTTTATTCCTAAGGGTCATGAATTTCACTGGATGGACGGCCCTGCACTTGCAGCTTTTAAGTCGGGTGCTCGTCTTGTCTTGAATGAGATCGACAAGGCATCTGGTGATGCATTGACTTTCTGCCATGCTCTTCTGGATGATCCTGGGATCGCAAGAATCACGTTGCCTTACAAGGACGAGAATGGCGATCCTGTAACTGTTATGCCGCATGAGGATTTCCGTGTGATTGCAACAATGAACGGACACCCGGACGATCTTCCGGAAGCATTGCGGGATAGGTTCGCAGTTCGGATTAACATCGACCAACTTCATCCTGAGGCAATTAAGTCTTTGCCCTCTGACTTGAGAAATGCAGCGAAGAAGGGAATTAGCAGGGATACGGAAAGGTCAGTCAGTGTTCGTGGCTGGAAAGCCTTTGCATCTTTGCGTGATATCGTAGGGGAGGAAGAAGCTGCACTTGCTGTCTTTGGTGAAAGAGCAGAAACTGTGCTGAACACCATTAAGATTTCAAGGGCTGGTGGTAAGGGAAAAGTCTAACCACCCAATGGGTGAAGAAAGAAAAAACCTCTGACTTTAAGGCTGGAGATATTTTTAAATACAAGGGTAAGGATAAAAATTCAGACCAAAGTGGAACTGCTTGTGTTACTTCGCAGAATGATAAGTATGTAGAAGCAAAAGGTATAGATGGTTTTTACAACCAACATGCAGGTCTAGGTTTCTTCCTAGAACATTACGATCTCTTCCTAGAAGAAGAAGTCTGGGTAGAAGATCTTCCAGAAGTAGAAGTCAGAGAACCTGGAGTATTCCGAGTAGGAGATATCGTTGAGATAAAGCATGATGGTGAATCTCACTGGCTTGGAGAAATAGAAGTAACGGGAGTCAAGGACGGAAAGATTATAAATGCTAAGAACATTTCAGCAAGTCCCTGGAGTCCTGGTACAGGATTGGGATTCATGACAACAGCAATTCATTACGGATTCAAGTTGAAGGAGGTGTAATATGGGATTCCTTAGACGAACTTACCGCGCCCGGCCTATTCCTGAATTGCTTGACGGAGAGAACTGGGAGGTAAGAAATTCCAATGATGTGAGCAGGGCTTACGTTGACTTCGATAAACGTGAGTTCGTAGTTCCATTTGAGGAAAGTCCAGCAGGAGAACTCACAAGAGCGCATGAAGCTATGCATGTGAAAATTTCTCCTAGGGATTACGTCCGTCCCGATGATATGGGATTTACAACCTTGCAATCGGTTGAGGATTGCCGTGTCTGGCAGGGACTTCGTGTTTGTGGAATCGAAACAAACAACAAAAGAGCAAGAATCTTTGACGATGAACGTCTTAAAGAAGCTTTCTCTAGCCCACAAATGCAGCATCCCATGAAACACGCGGAAGCTTTGTTTGCGACAAGAGGGACAGCGGAGGAAAAGACCTGTCGTGAATTGTCTGATAACAGGGCTGTCGAAATCGTTGACAAACTTGCAGAGAAGTATTTTAATCCCGATGAACGTAATGGGAAGATTACTTCTTTCGAGGACGCAATGGCCTGCGCCAAGGAGTTAAGAGAACTAATCCAGGAAGCAACTCCAGAAATGGAAATGCCTGAGCCTGATGGAGATCCCAGGGCAGAACCAGGTGAAGAAGGAGATCAGAACGGAAATATCACTTATTCCTGGGAGCCTGCTCCTGAAAGTCCAGAGCAGACTTCTATTGCTAATTTGACAGAGGAGGAAAGACAGGAAGCAAAAGATATGGGTCTTGAGCATATTCCTGAAAACGAGATGACTTCATTCAGATATCCGAATGATTTTTCAGATCCAGGAAAACTTAGGCCTATTGAGCATCCTAAACTCGATCACGCAATTAAGTTTAAGATGACTGACAGCGTAAAGATGACGCCCTCAGACGAAGGAGTTATTCCAGTCAGAATGCATCGATATGCAACTGATATGAAACTCTTTTCTAGAAAAGGAAGAAGACGCGCTGGAGCCGCTGTTCTAATTGATGTAAGCGGTTCAATGTCATTGAGCAATGAGATGATTCTGGATATCATCAAACAGTGTCCAGCATCTATTGTTGCGATCTATTCGGGCTTTAGAACTGATGGTATTCTCCGTATCGTTGCAGAGAACGGAAGATACAACACAGATCTAAAGCGTGGAATGGGTGGAGCTAATGTTGTGGACGTTCCTGCGCTTCATTGGCTTGCTAAAAGAAAGGAAAAGAAGAAGCTCTGGATTTCAGACGGTTGGATTACCTGTCAGAATGAGAATATGGCTTATGAGGAAGAGATTCGTAAGCTAACTAATCTCATGAGAGAAAAGAAGATAGAGAGAGTAGGAAATGTTCGTGAGCTTTTGAAGTCCGGTAAACTCATTGACCATGCCTTCGATGATGGTCACGAACTCGGAAGGGGAACGAAATAAATATGGATGAGTTAAAACAGCTTATCCATGATGGATTCAAACTTAGAAACAAGTACCCTGGTATTCGACTTACTCTTAGATCTTTGATTCGTCTTGCAAAGCAAAGAAGAGGAGAGAATTAAATAATGGATGCGATTCCACTTAGCGGTCTATATGGGGCCATGGCCCTTGCTGCAAAGATCGTTTCAGCGCATGACGCAACAGAGAAAGACAATCCCGAGAGCATTGGATTGATTAATGGGTTGCGAGAAGCACTGCAAACATTAGTCTTGACTTCTGCTCTCATCACTTATATACAGGATGAGGATAATCCTGTTATGAAGATGAATGAGGGAGAGACTGCGATGGACTGTACTCCTGCGGATATTCTGAGAAAGCTTGCAGATGCGTGGGAGGAAGGTCCTGCCGCCTATTGGGATGACGACGTGGAGCAATTCAAGACTACGTTTAATTCCACAATGGCAGAGGTAGCAGCAGACAAATTCAATGCTGACTTTCCTGATGATCTTAACGTCAGTGACATTCTCGGAGAGAATAAAGATGCATAGGTGGATCAGGTATATCTGGAATGTCGCTCTGCTTTATGTGTATTCCCCCAAAGCAATTAAGAAGGAGGACTAATGGAATACGGAGAAGCACTCGCCAAAATGCTTAAGGCACAAATGGGGATCAAAGATTCTTCTATTGAGCCAGCAACTCCAGAAGAGTTGAGGATTATCTCCAGTGCTTTTGACATTCTGATTTTCTGTTGCAAAACCAAGACGGACTTTCCTTGTGCAGATGGCAAGGGAATTCAGGAATACACAGAGATGCGAGATTCACTTCGCGCTCTTGCAGACAAACTGGAGAAGGAGGAAAAGTCATGAAATCCTTGCTTAACGTTGCCGCAGTAATTATCTCTCTAGAGGTTGGAATCTATCTAGGAGAGCACAAGCATAGCGCTTGGTGGGTGAGTCTTTTGGTTAGCATGTTTAATGCAATCGTCTGTCTTACCTTGATTGATGTTTATGCAAACGACAAAATGCGAAGGAAGATTTATGACCGATATTCTCGGTAAGATCGATAGGACTCTGGAATTGTCAGAGAAGATTGAAAACTCCACGACTCTTGAAGACACTCAGGAGGTTGCTATTGAGTTGTATTCAACTCTAGGTTTCTGCCACGGTTTTCTTGGTAAGAAAGAGATGGATTTTCCTAATCCAGAGAGCACAGATTTTCCTTGGAATGAATATGTTCTAGCACAGTGCAATGTTGTTTATGGTGCTGAATATAAAGAGGGAATTCAGTTCCGAAAGGAGATGGAGTAAATGAAGCATCTAAGGCAAGAAGCTAAAGAACTTGCCGAAGAAACTCCATACGTAGAGTCAGATATTGAAGAGCACTACAAGTTCGTAGAAGAATACGAAAAGATTCATGGTAAGGGATCTTGGAACAAGTCAAAAGATGGAGGAGAATTCACTTGAGAGATCTAACAGCACTAATTAAGGACGCAGTTAGTCCAAAAGATAAAAAGCCGCCGCTTCCTGAGATCTTTAAGCGGATTAGGAAGCATTGGCTGTCTTTTCAAAAGAGAGATCCCAATCCAGTTGTCTGGTCTAAGGAGGAAGGGCTTGAAGGTTTGTGTCCTCCTAATTCCTTGCATAAAGAGTGGGACAAGGCGGTTGCAGTTCAGGCATTGGATGAAATCATTGCTTGTTTGCCTACGAGTCCTGCTGAGTTTGAAGCATATGACAGTGATACGCAGACGTATCTTATTGCATCATTGCTGTTGGGTATCCGTCTAGGTAATGCACTCGGAAAGGAAAATCAGTAATGGCTAGGCCTATGCCAGGAGAAAGAGTGTTCATGAAAGGTGATGATGAAGAAGGAGTTGAAGGAGTAGTTACAAATATCACCTTAAATCATGTGATTAAAGGGTTCGGCTGTGAAGTCGCCTGGGATTCAGGAATAGTCGAAATCGTAGATCCTGATGAGTTGGAACTTATTCAGTGACAGCTTATCTTTTTCTTTTGCTTTTCTGTGTAGTAGTTTTCATCGTGTTTGGAATCTTCGCTCTTAAGAGAATGTAATGGAAACAATTCAGATTTTCTGGAAGACCTACAAAGCCAAAAACAAAGACCTCTATGTAAGAGTGTCAGAAGTAAAGCAAGCCCTTTTGTGGCTTGAGAATGATGTAGGAGCAGCTAAAACCTTGCTAGATGCAATGATTAAACTAGAAAAGGAGAATCAGTAATGAAAGCATCAGAAGTCTTGCAGGCCAGCATTGATGATATTGAGGCTGGTAAGTGGGTATGCAATTTGCTGCATGAGAAGGACTATGAAGGCAATAGTCCTAACCCGAAGGAGATGGGCTGTGCAGTAGGGCTTGTCAGCCTGAATTCCGGAGATACAAAGACAGTTAAAATCCAAAAGAAGCACATTCCATATTTCTATGGACTAGAAGAACCTTCTTCAGTAGAAGGGAGTTTTGAACTGAACATAGAGAGTGGTCCTAACGCAGGAGCTAGCTGCTCTATTAATAAGGAGGTAATTAAGGTCGGAGATACCTTTGAGGTTGCTAGGTATCCCAAGTCTGGTAGCCCTAAGGAGACCAAGGACGCCATTAAGTATCTTTATCAGGAAATTCCTGAGGATCTTAGGTATGAAGATTTTGATAGTAAGAAGAACTCTTTGCAATTGCATACCAATGCAGTCGTGAATTACAACGACAGAGATGTAAAGCATCTTGGTGCCGCTGGTGCTAAGAAGTGGTTCGAGGCTGCTAGGGATAGGGCGCTTGCAGATGGTAACTAGATTCGTTCTATATCCCATCGCTTATGTTCTTTGTGGTATTGCGTTCTTCCTAGAGTATTGGTTCTCTAGAAACCACTACAGTAAGTAATACATATAGATGGCCTCGTTTCCCTCGGCCATCCTAATATAGACGGCCCATTTCTGTTGTGGTCGCTATTGCCCTCGGCTCCTTCCTCGAAGCCAATTATGAGAGGTTTGGGAACAGTGGAGCGCTGCCTGTTTCAGAGAGGGTATGAACAGAGAGAAACAGTGGAGACAATCTCTGTTAATTATATTGGAGGATAAATGAAACTTAAGATAGTAGGATCTGATTTTGATCCAAACATTGGATGGGAAGCTGCTCAGCTAATCCAGGAGTGGCTTATGGAGCTTGGAATTGATCTAGAAGTTCTGTACGAATCTGAATAAACGTCTATCCGTTCTTCTATCCGTGGTAAAGGGCAATTCCTCTTTTCAAGTGAGTATGAAGATTGAAGTAGGGGAATTGACCTTTGTTTACGGGTTGAAAGATACATACGAAGAATTAACTGGTCTATTAAATTTCCGAATGTTTAGGAAAGCCAGTGTTGTGGAATAATGTCCGCAGGACATAACTCGTCAGCCGGTAGCCTTTCTGCGCTACCGCCGAGTGAACTAGGTCGAGCCTTTTAAGGGGGTCGCGGGAGCGATACCCAGGGGGATGGCCGAATCGCGTAGAACTTTTCTCAGTCAAATATCTAGCAGGAGGAATATTGTGGGAATGAATATCACGAAAACAATCCTTCCGCCGTCGAACGTAGGACGGAAAGCCATCCCGGTGGACGCAGAAGCGGTCGCCTTTTTCGTAAAGGCTTTCCGCGAGTGCCCCATCGAAGAGATGGACGACGACTTCCGCCCTGCGGCTTATGGGCCGGAGGATCATCTTTTCGTCAAAGACACAGCGGCGCAAGCCGAAGGTCGCAGGTACTCAAAAGCCGTGATGGAGAAGCTTGGCGTTACGGTTCGGGTAAGGGTCGATGACAACGGCGTCGGCGAGCAGTTGGACGAAAACGGAAAGGTCATAAAGCCTTCGGCAGATTCGGTCGATGCCGATGGAAACAAAGTCCAGGGTACGCGGTATCTGTGGAGGCTGTACGTTCCCCTCAGCGTAGGGATGGAACTGGCCCCCGTCGAAGACACCGCAGGGCAGGAGGAAGCTTCTGAGAGCGATACAGAGGCATCCGACGACGAGTAGCAGGAGCTAGCCGAGAGCGGGGGAGGGTGATCGGGTTCCCTCCCTCGTTCAACCTTCAAGGAAAGGATCGCGGAAATGATGATGGGAAGCGCAGGAAACGAGAAAGCGAATAGAGTCGGTTCCGGCCGGTACGCTTACGGCGTCGGCTATCGCCAAGGGAAGTACGAAATGGCGAAGATACTCACGCCGAACGAAGTCGAAGCTTTCGAGCGGAAAGCTAATGCCATGAGGGGAGAACCTACAGGCGATCCCTGCGACTGTGGGACGGCTTTTGGTGCGGGAGGATTCTACGCGGTTCACGCGGTCGGGAATCACCCGGACTGTACGGGTGACGAATCATGCTAAGCGCAGCGCGAGCGGAATACGCGGCTAGACTTCTGCGGTGGAGCGCGGGAGGCATCACGGCAGGGTATAACGAGGAGGATTGGGCCAAGCTTAGCCCGGAAGAGAGGGCTATTGCAGTGCGGAGGGAAGTAGCGGTTTGTAGCTGCGAGCGGTGCAAGCAGGCCCGAATGGATGCGGCAATCATCATCGAGAAAGAGCGGGCACAGTAACGCCAACAGCAACAATCACGCAAGCGGAAAAGCCAGGGGTAATTGCAGCGGCTTTTATCCCTGGCAATTCCGATATGTCAAAAGAAATTTAGGGGGCTGAGATTTTTGCCCACGGGACGAACGTAGTGAGTCCTACCCGCTACAAATTCTGGGGGGTATAAAACCGCTGTGCTATAGTGGTTTTGCCGCATGGATAAAGAGATTGACTACCTGGCCGTGTTTATGCCAGAGGGACAATGCGCTCGCTGCGGAACCTCTGTCCCTCTGCACCAGCACCCCTTTCAAACGTTGTCAGGTCAGAAAATAGAATTGGGTTTTTGCACTCGGAAATGTGAAAACGACTTTGTGCAAGGAATCGAAGCAGTCAACCATGCTGCTGAAAGAAGATAACACAATTTGTAAAGATGGCATCTTACACCCGATATGAGTCTTTAGCCCGTCCTTGCGAGAGATGTTCTCGGGATATGCAGAAGAGAAAAAACGAGTCTATTCCCAACTGGCACAAGCGCCGCTTCTGCTCCCTCACTTGTGCTAGGCTGAAGCACTGATGAAGCTCTTGATGATTGAGTGGCATGATGCCTTTACACATTGCGAGCAGCCTTGGTATACCAAGGAGGAATTAATGAAGGAAACTACGGGGCATCAAACATGCTTTTCTGTAGGGTGGCTTTTTAGAGAGCAGGAAGATTACATTACTCTTACCATGACTAAGGGAGATGGTTCTTCTGACGATAATGGAGAGGTGGGATTAGCCTTGACAATTCCGAAAGGAATGATCGTAAGGATTGAAGAACTAAATGTGTTGCAGGCTTCTATTATTCAATGAGTGACCGCCGAGACTACTACCTCTCTATCTAACTTCCTTACGGATATGATTGCCCCTCTTCAGGAGTCCTTTCCGAAGAGGACTGTTCTTTCTGATGAGTTGAAGAGAAATACGCGGAGGGAGAACTTCCGTGGTCTTCAGGTTCGCGTTCCGCTGCTTCTTACTCCTAAGCAGGGTACGGGTGGAATTGCACAGACGGGTACGCTTAACGTCGCTAGGCAGTTGGATGACAAAGCAGCCTTCATTACGATGGCGCGTGTCACCCACGCTATTGAGCTTTCAGTTGATCTTATTAAGGCGGCTGAAGGAAATAACTTTGTTGCTGCGGGTTCTGCTCTTAAGCTCCATATGGAGCAAGCAGAGGTTGGCCTGAGCCGAGTTGAGAACGAGATGCTGGTGGGCGATGGTACTGGACTTCTCGCCGGGCCGGTTACTTCCGCTACGACCAACACCACTCTCGTTGTCCTCGGTACTACGGCTAACTATTACCCTCTGTATCCGGGCCGGATTGTGGATATCTTCCAGACGGGCGGCACTTCAGTTTCAGCTTCCCGCACGATTGTCTCCGCAACTTCTACCTCGGTGACTCTGGATGCTGCTGTGACCGCTACTACGGGGTCTGCGGTTTACATCGAAGGAACTTTCGGTAATGCTACCCAGGGGCTGAGGCAGCCTTTCGCTACCACGGGTACATTTGAAGGTATTGACCTCGGTACGGTGGTTGGGTTTAGATCTATTGACGGGCGTGGTGGCTCAACTGCTGCTGACCTTTCGATGTCGATCCTTGACGGTTCTTTCCGCCGAGTTATGCAGGCTTCGGGTAAAGCTCCGGACTTCTGGATCGGAGATCCTGCTGCAATTGATAAGTTCGGCCAGGGTCTGGTTTCTCAGTTCCGCTGGCAGCCTAAGATCACCCGCCTTGATACGGGTTGGGAAGGGATTGACTATCGCGGCACTCCGCTAATCCCTGAATTCGATATCGCTCCTGGAGAACTATATGGCATTAACAAGAGCGCCATTACTCTCTACGGATTTGGGAATGGGCCTTCATGGGATGACATGGACGGCAATAGGTTCCGAAGGTTTAACCGCTCTCTGCCGGTAGAGGCTTGGCTTGTTGACTTCCTCCAGATGGGTATCCATCAGCCTAACGCCCTAGTTAGAATGCAGGGTCTGAACCAGGCAGTCTAAGATACTTAGATGGCAGTTAAGCGAATGTACACCGGGTCTGGTAGGACTGAATCTTCCTCACCTGCTAAGGGCAGCAAGACTGCTGAAGATGTTCATACCCTTCACAGGATTGCCGATAGTCTTCATTCTGACTACGAAGATCACGCCAATACGATTCGCCATGTAGCCAAAGCCCTTTCTATGGGAGATTCCAAGTCAGGAAAGGCTGGAGTTAAAGAACATAGAACTAATCGTGGTGGCAGCGGCCAGAAAAAGACCAATGCTGCTCTGGGAGGCTAATGGCAGGCCCCTTCCCCACAACTGCAACCAAGCCAGTAAGGATTAGACGATGAATCCTTGGACTGACATTAATGCCTGGAAGGAATTCCTCTGGGATATGCGACATCCGGGGCAACTTTGGGATCGCATGAAAGAGGGAACCCGCGTGGCACTGAACGATTGGGTATCATACCTGAATGCCAAGAAGCCCTAAGAAGCCAAACCCCACTAAGAGCATTCCTCATGAGGTGGCAGCCCTGCCGCCTAGGATCTATGAGTTTGACCCTAATACTCCTCTAATTAGAGAACTACAGGAGAAACTACCCGGAGGTATGGTGGCAATCTTGGCTAACGAGAGCGCCAGATATACGGTCTTCCAGGCCGCTTGTATGGCAATGATCTTGCCGACTGGCTCTAGGTATGGCTTTCATACCGGCTGTTATGTCACCGATAGCTGCAACCGAGCTACGGCCTCAATGCAGCCAGAGGAAGACTGGATCATGTTTATGGGAGACGACCATAACTTCCCCCCAAATCTTGTCCTTAAACTCCTGACCAACATGTATAAGGACGATCTAGATATCATCGTTCCGGTTTGCTTTAAGCGGGACTTCCCGCCTACGCCTGTTCTTTACAAGTATGGTGTCGCTGAGCCAGGAGTTGATTACTCCAAGTACGCTTATGAGGAGAACGACAATACCTTCCTTTGCCCCATAAATCTCAACGCCTTCCCAGAAGGAGGTTTGATCGAGGTAGACGGAGCCGGTAGTGCTGGTATGATTGTACGCCGTCGTGTAATGGAAAAACTGGAGCCGCCATGGTTTAGGCTTGGCGTTGGTATGTGGGGAGAAGATCTTGATTTTTGTCGTAGGGCGCAGAAAGCCGGGTTTAAAATCCACGCAGATCTGGATATGTCTCTTGGGCACATCATCAATACTACTATCTGGCCCGAGCAAACTGATGAGGGACAGTGGGGTTGTCAATACGACCACGGTAATAAGGGAGGGTTTTTCCTAACACTATGAGAATACTTGTCACTGGAAGCGAAGGATTCATTGGAAAGAACCTCGTAGCGCGATTAGAACGTTCTGGTCACTGGGTCTACAAAATGGACACAAAACGGGGTCTAGATATGTTCACTTCTCTAGCAACTGTGGACGTTATTTATCACTTAGCCTGCATTAATCAGGAAGAAGCGCTTAATAAACCCCTGGAGAATTTAAAAGTAAACGCATATGGCGCGAAATTCATGGCCGAAGCAGCTAAAAGAATGGATGCGAAGCTTATTTACACCTCTACAGCCTCTGTTTACGGCGCTTCAGAGCGCATTCCGACACCTGTGGACGCAGACATTAACCCCCAGACGGATTATGCGGTGGCAAAACTCGCTGGTGAGCACTTTATTCGCAATTCTGGCTGCGATTACAAGATTTTGAGGCTAAGTAATGTTTATGGACCCGGCCAAACCACTGAAAATCCCTATTGCGGGGTGATTGGAAGGTTTATTGAGCAAGGAATGGCTGGAGAACCTCTGACAATGATCGCTCCAGGCACCCAAACCCGCGATTACACCTACATTGACGATGTAATTGACGTAATTACGACCACCGAAGCTGATAATACGACCAAAAACGTGTCTTCTGGCACAGAAACTTCTGTATCCTGGCTAGCGGGGGAGATTATTAAGCTAACTGGAAGTAAATCAGGACTTGTTGTTATCCCAGAGAGAGGAATTGACGGAATTATGCGCCGGAGGCTAATTACGGACTATCGCTGTCCCACTGCTTTGAGCGAAGGACTGGCAAGAACTGTAGAATGGTACCGTGTTACAACAGGAGAAGGAAGTCCAGCAAGCCTTGCACCACTTAGACCCGGATCTCTTTCTGGACAAACTCTATGACGCTGACGGCCAGTATGTTTATTACGCAGTACGTTATCCTGCCGCTCCTGGTCTTGAGCCTCTTACTTGTGTTCATTGGAGAACTACTGATGGTCCTCTGCCTCTTTCGTTGGATTTGGTTGGGGTTGTTAGACGTCAAGAAGGCGATATCCGCGAGGCTATCAAAGAAGCCACAATCAATAACGCCCTAAAGAAGCAAGCTCATAACCAGGATCTTCATGATGATATTGATGAAAGACTTCGATGGATGGAGAAATCGAGAAAACGCTTGGGTCTTTATGGTCCTTGGACCAATAAGGCAAACCTACGCTAGGTTTTCTTTGATTCCATATAGGCTCTTAAGCCTGGGCTGAGCAAATGAAGTCGGGATGACTGTGATCTTTGACTTCTTCCTCTCTTCTCCTTAAGCCAATCCTCTAGCTCATGGATTCTTCCAGAGGGATCTGCCTTCTTGTTATATTCAGCGGCCTTGTTAAGGATTACCTTAATCTCAAGAGTTGAAACAGAGAATTCTCTGGACGCATTTTCAATAGCTTTATCCCAACCTGAGATCATCGCGTTCTTAGCTACTTCATTAGCAACTTCTCTCTCTCGGCTAGAAATCGTGCTGTCATCCATAATTACATTATGGCAGACCAGATTAGACCGGGATCTGAATTTAATGTTCCACCCCGAAAATTCAAAGATCTAGGAGATGGATCTTTTGCTGAAACCCTTGCTCTAGAGCCTGGATCTATTGGGGGCGGGGGAGGCGGCGGAGGTCTTACTGACACTCAGCTAAGGGCAACTCCAGTGCCTGTAACAATCCCAACTCCTACCCCTGTGTCTGATAACGGAGGGTCTTTGACCGTGGACGGCACCGTGGCTATCTCTAACCCTACGGCCAACCCTGAGACAGGCCTAGCCAAGGACGCCACGCTTACTACAAGGCTCCCTGCGGCCCTGGATGCCGATGGTGGCCTCAAGGGTCACATTCAGAACTTCCCGGCCTCACAGGCCGTTACAGGGCCTCTCACGGACACTCAGCTACGCGCTACGCCGGTGCCCATCAGCGGCACCGTAACAGCTACCGGGCCGCTAACCGATACACAGTTAAGGGCCTCTGCGGTTCCAGTTTCAGGAACGGTTACTGTCTCAAACCCTACTACGAACCCTGAAACGGGACTGGCAAAAGATGTAACTTTGGCCGCTCTTTCTGCCCTGGTAGGGACTGCTGTTGATTCTCCTGGGGCTTACACCCTTCTAGATAGACTTAGCAAGCTTCAGTCGATTAATAACCAGCAGCTTACGGCTCTTAAAACCCTGGTAGCCAACTCTGCTCCCAAGGTTATTCCTAAATATCAGAGCACTCTTCTACATCGCTCCCTCTAAAATGAGAAGGAATGGCACAGCAGACCGCAGTTAAGAGATCCTCAGTAGCCGCAGGCGCTAACACGGATACCATTGTTTTTACCCCCGCAGCAGGCGTTAAGTGCAAGCTTCTGACTTTTCATGTGGTTAATGAGGCTGCTGCTCAGGCCGCTGGTATGGCTTTTGAGCTTCGCTATGGATCAAATATCATCGCCCTTGTGGGTTTTGATACTGCTACAGCAAATATTGGGGCTATGACTAAGCAGGCAGTTATTGCACATGAATTTATTGGAGATGGAGTAACGACGGTAGTGGGTCGTAATTTAACGGCTCTGGCTGCTTCTTCCACCGCTGGCTACGTTGTAGCCTTTGATTCTAACTACGTTTAGGCTCTAAGATAAAGAGATGCCCATTTCTGGTGAATCCATTACCACTCAGATTCTTACGTCTCCAGATCCAGCCGCTGGATCCCAGATTACCTTTACAGCACCTGATGATCTGGTTGTTCATTCATTGATATTTTCTTTTACTACTTCAGCCACTGTGGCTAACCGTCTAGTTGGGCTAACTGCTGATGATGGAACGACTATTTGGTGGAGAGGACAGCCTTCTATCTCAAACCAAGCAGCCTCTCTGACTTTTATTTACACAGCCTGGGAGGGGGCAGTTTTGTCTCCTACATCCTTCGGCGTTCAGATGCCTCTTCCAATCAATGGATTGAGACTTAGAAAGAATGATCGTATTGTTACCGTTTGTACGGCTTTCGATGCGGGAGATAACTATACGGCTATGACTGTGGCTGCTGAATTCCTGACCTAATCTAAAATGAAGAGGTGGCTACGGAAACTGTCTCAATCAAGGGTAAGCTTCGGCTTGTCCTCAGGGATTCTCATGGAAACATAAAGGTAACGAGGACTTCTAATCTTGTAGTTACTGCCGGGAAGAACCATATTGCCGATCAACTTTCTTCGGCTCCTGGCGGTGGCGCTATGTCTCATATGGCTCTAGGCACCGGAACTACGGCCCCTGCTCTTGGGGATACAGCACTAGGAACTGAGATTGACAGGAATGCTCTTACCTCCAGAACTGACAATAACAATGTCGTGACCTATATCGGCAACTGGGCAGCCGGTGATGCCACCAATGCGGCTATCGCAGAAGCCGGAATCTTTAATGCGGGAGCAGCAGGGACAATGCTGGCTAGAGCAACTTTCACTCCTATTAACAAGACGGCCGGTGATACGTTGCAGGTCACTTGGACCGTAACGATTGGCTAATGGACAGCATTCCGGATCTCACGGATCAAATGTGGGATGCTCTGATGCAGACCACCATTACAGGAAAGGAATACCTAAGGAAAGGTCAACCAGACACAGGCAAATGGGGCGAAGCTAAAGCATTGAGAGATAGGATCAAGAAACCTGTCCCTCTGAAACTCTCTCTTTCAGACAGTCCAACTATTATTGACAAAGTGGTTACTACACAAACAACAGTTCCAGTTGGTGGTGGGGGAGTTGTTCTCCCCAATCCAGGCAGCTTTTATGCACTCAAGTATTCAAATGATACTTGGCCGGTATCTGAGTTTGTTCATTACCCTAAGGCAGTTATTGATGCTGCAACTTACCCTAGTCTTACGACTATTAGAAATGCAAATCCAAATATTAAGCTCTATACCTACTGTCAGTTTATGTTTTGTAGGAATCCACAGCTTGCAGGTGTTCCTGCTGGAATTGGAAATGCTTCATTTGTTACTTTTGACGCAGCTCTAGCACACGACAACGCTAACCCTGGGGATTTGTGGCTAATTAGAGATTCTGCTGGAAATCCTAAGCTAAGAAGCACTACTGGATATCTTCTCAATCTAGCTTCCGCAAGTCTAAGAACGCAAGCAAAAACAAATCTAATGGCGATCATTAATGCTTACGCTGTAGATGGATTTTTCTTTGACGATGTAAATGGTCAAATTTCAGACCTAATTACCCTTCCGCCAGGATATACAAATGCCACCTGGACAGATTTGATGATTGACTGGATGGATGATGTGCAAGATTTTCTGAGATCACAGGGCGTATATTGCCTTATGAACGCTGGTATGAGTGCAAATCCAAATGTTCCTGAAAACCCTGCCGGTGATTCTGCCTACTGGCCGCGTGTAGCTCCTCATGCAGATGGAATTATGGTTGAATACGCTTATTCAATTCAGGGACTTCCCACTCCTAATCCTCCGAACGGAGAGCCTGGAGGAATAGAAAATCCCTTGATGAATGTAGACCCAACTGCTTGGACAGGTCATTGGGATTCTTGGTATAAATCAGTAAAATTAATTCAAGACTTAAACCTAGATGTTTACACAATTATCTACGGATCTCAGGCTCTTGTTAATGGAACTGTTGATTATGACAATCAAAAAATGCTCTATGGAAAAGCTTCTTATTTGCTGATAAGAAATAATATTAATGCAGGAGGATTTGCTTTTATTCAAAGCCCTAGAGGAGGAGCTAATAATGCATCTCCATTTAGCCCACTCTGGACTACTGATATAGGTGTTCCTGAAGCACCAACCCTAGATCCGATTCTATCTCCCAACGAAGGGGTTGGATATAAGAGATACTTCACCAAGGGGGTAGTAGTAGTCAATCCTCATAAAGACACCCCTCAGTTGTTTAATCTTGGAGCGCCTTATACCTCTCTATATGACAGTCTTCCTTATAGCCAGATCACTGTGGCTCCGCGCAGGGCTAGAATATTGACTAAACCCTAATGGCTAGCCCTCCTTTCGCAAATACGTTTGAAGGTGGCTCAGATGGAGTCACAATTTCCGGAGCAAACTCCGGAGGTGCTAGCGGCAACGCATTTAACCAGATCAATGGCTCTCCTACTTTCTCAGTAGACCATCCTGCCCATGGAACTCTTGGTGTTAAATTTACTGATCCAGTTGCCCAAATGCTAGTTAGATGGATTGTTTGGGATGCTCCTGTTACTACTGATGTTTGGGTAAGAGGATATATCTGGATACCGGGGATTCCAACAGGACAGAGGTTAAGAGCAATAAATGTATCGGATAGCGCGGGTGGATCTTGCGCCTCTTTCCAGATTACTACTGGTGGAGTAGTAGAAACTTTTCCGGCTCTTGGTACTGGAGTGCAAGGAACTCTACAGTTTCCCACTCAGGCAATTGTTCGCGTGGAAATGAGGGTTTTGCCGCATAATACGCTTGGTCAAATTGAAATCCGATGGTGGAGCACTCCGGATAGCTTGGGGACTCCCACTGAAACCGTATTGCAGACCAATTGCAATACCTCAACTGGAACAGGAGCAAACCAGGGAAACTTTGGTGCCGGTGGATTCTTTCCTACCGTTCCATTTACTTGGTATTTGGATGATGTTGCCGTAAGCACTACTGGATGGATTGGGCCTTCTCAGGCCCCTCCTGCGGCTCCTACTCTGAGGGTTCTTAGAAGTCCTTATCGGCTGAACTAATCTATAATCCCTTTGTGGCCCGTTTTAGAAGCTCATTTAGAACCTCAGCAGGTTCTTCAACTCTTCCCATCGCTTCCCTATACGCACCTGCCGGTGGATCTGTTTATCTGAGGGAAATCTGGGTTACTAATACCACAGCTACAGACGTAGGAATAAGAGTTATCAGGCTTACTACTACGGGAACCCAGGGTGCCGCTCAGACAGTCGCAGAAGATGAAGATGGATCTGTTGCGGCTACCGCGTCTCCAAGAACCACTCATTCAGTAGCCCCTACCACGGCTGATGAAATTGGAAGAATCACTATTGGGGCAGCTATTGGTGGTGGGGCAATTCTACCGTTTGGAGAGCGTGGAATTAGGATTCCCGCAGGCACATCTAACGGAATCGGCCTTCTGCCTGTAGGAACCGGGCAGGTCTGCGATGTAACTCTGGTTTGGGACGAATAAACTAGAGATGTGCCGCTTTTAGTCTCAGGAGGTAATCAAAGGCTTCTTCAAAGGCCTCCGTCTTACGAGGCTAAACAGTATTACCCGACTTATCCAATCCTGCTAAACGCCCTAGCAGTTCTTTTCAATGTCAATATTGATGACTCGCTTACTACTAGTGATGTATTGGCTAGCGGGTTTCAGATAGATGACACAGTTTCTGTATCGGATAATCTAACTAAGGATGCAATTGGAATTGCAGATTCAGTAGGCATTGCCGATAACCACTCAGAACTTGGAGTAGCAATTGTTCCTCCAGGTATGGGATACCTTCTGGTTAGAGAGCCTGGAGGAATTGATCGCAAGGCATTGCTAGGCCCTTATCCACAGCTTATTGGTCCTGTTAAATTCCTGGTCGGGGTAAATAGATTTGATCTAGAAACCGATGCTGTCCCTCTTGCAGACCAGCCCTTCCTAGATAGACATCCAAATACGGACGATGACATTCTCACGATGTCTGACAATATTGTGATCTCTACTACTGGGGCTAGAACTCTTGCTGATTCTCTAACTCTTGCAGATTTGATTAGTTTCCAGACTAGCTCTGGTAATAATCTGACTCAGGACATTACAGATTCTGTTGCCCTCGGAGACGCAGTTTCTATTTCAATCGGCGGGAACGTCTTTGAGCCGGTGTATGTTGCGCCGAGCCAGCAGGGTCCATACATGCGTTTGACATAGCCTTATAATGGAGGAGTGAACCCTGCCGTAATTATCGCTCTAATAGCAGCTTTTCTAGGTCCTCTTGTTACCTATCTAGTAACTGCTAGGAAGTTTTCCGGCACTATTACTACCTCTGCTGCTGAAGATCTATGGGCTGAGTCTAAGTCCATTAGGCAGGACTATCAGAGACGCATTGAGGAACTAAATCATGTTGTAGCTAGCTGTCAAAAGCGTATTGGAATTCTTGAGAAGAGAAATGATGAGCTTTACCTAGAAAACGGCAATCTCAAGAGAATGATTGAACAGCATGAAGAGACTATTTCTGAACTGAGATCTCTTGTTCATGATCTTTCAGATGAAAACAAAGCACTTAAGCTTGAGAACACCAATTTGAAGGCCCGAGTCCTAGAATTAGAGGAAGTAAATAATGGAAGAACTTAGAAATGCATTTAAATGGCTTGCTGCAGCTACTGTTTTCTTATTTGTGGCCGTAGTTATTGCTGCCTCAGTTGCTTTCTTATCACTACAGCACAGATCTCAAGAAATTCAGACCCTAGCTAAACAGGGAGAGCAGGCTCATCAGGGAGAATGTGTTCTTAAGGAGGATCTAAGAGACAGAATTCAAACCTCAATTATTGATATCTCCAATGCTGAGCTTTATCTTGCAAAACATCCGGACGGAGTAGGGGGGATTACAAGGACAGATATCATCACAGCCCTTAATGTTAAGAAGGACCTTCTTAAGAGTCAGAAACGGACTCTCTCGGCTCTGTCGGTTGTAAAATGTGATGGATGAACTTCCTGGAACTCCAGAATGAGGTAATTTCAGACCGCTTTGATGAGGGGCGGAGGGACAGTATCAAGTCCTGGATCAACTACAGATATGGCCGGATCTGGGCGGCGGCAGACTGGACCTTCAAGCTTCAGACGGATCTTTTGTCAGTTGACCAAGGCTCTCAGAATATTTCCAGAGGGACCAGAGGAGATATTCTCTCTATCTCAGACGGAACATATGGCACTGGCTTTGATCCCATGTATGCCTATAGACCTGAGGAGTTCTTTGATAAGTCAGTCCAGACGGCGGCTAGGCCTATTGGCTACACAATTATTGGGGATCTTATTTGGTTCAATGCCCCGCTGGATGTCACCCGGTCTTATCGGGTTATGAGCGAGACTAAGTTTGTATTGCTTTCAGCAGACAGTGATATTCCAGCTATTCCAGAGGAGTTCCATTACATGCTTGTCCACGCTGCGGCTTCTGAGGGTCTTCTGAAGGAGAATGATCCTAGTTGGCAGGGAGAGGAGCAACAGTACGAGGCTGCTCTGGACGGAATGAAAGAGGAATACCTCTCAAATGCTGTCTATTACGATCATTTGCCTTCATGGCCCTAAAATAAAACTGTGGCCGCTAAAGACCTTATCTATAGAGATTTTTCCGGAGGAACCAATGCAAGGGACTGGCCTTCTGAGCTTTCTCCCAATGAATTTCCATATTCTCTTAACGTAACCATTGACGAGCGCGGTTACGCGCAGAAGCGCCTGGGATATGAGGATCGCATCGGCTCTGCCGTGGGAACTGGTCTAATCAGCAACCTCTTCTACTGGGCTACCAATAACTCCGTTGTTTCCCAGATTGGAGTAAATCTTCACAAGGACGGCAATACCGCCTTTCATACCTTTACAAGCACCGACAGATGCGGGATTTGTGAGTTCGCAGGCAATCTTTTTATTACTCATCCTCTCGATGGCTGCTTTGTCTATGACGGCTCTACGGTGACTGCGGTGGCCTCTGGCCCTCGGGGTAATTCTTGCGCTACCTGGCAGAACCGAGTTTGGGTTAATGATCTTACCGCGCCCCCGCGCCTGTGGAGGAGCGATGTAGGAGTATCTACTTCCTTCGGGGCTACGAATTTTGTAGATATTAGAGAAAAGGACTCATCCCAAATTCGCTGCATTACAGGATCTTCTGGACTGGACATCGCAGGCCGTCCTGGTTTGCTTGTCTTCAAGGACTCTTCCGCCTACAGGATTAACGATCCCTCGACGGGCGGATACCAGACTATTGACCCTTCAGTGGGCTGCGGAAGCAATATTGGAGCTGTGACTGCCTATGGACGAACTTATGTAATTTCCACACGGGGGATTTATTCCACGGACGGACTTGACCCATGCCGCGAGGAGAGCCGCCTGATGGAGCCGCTTTTCAATAAGTTGCAAATCAATCAGTCACGCCCAGATCTTTACTGCGCCGGTAGATACCAGGACAGGCTCTGGTTCTCCTTGCCTAGGGCAGGACAGAGCGCAAATTCAATTGCACTGGAATATCACCCAGAGAGTAAATGGATTGTTGCTCACACTAATGCCGCCTCCGCCTATGCGGTTCTTACGCAGACTACAGACCTTGTTTTCGGATCTCCGACTACAAATAGGCTCTATAACTTGGCAAAGGGAGGTTCTGATGCAGGTGTTCCAATCACCTCTGCATTTCAGACGAGATGGGCAGAGCCTTCTGATGGAAGGAAGTCAAGACTTCGTAAAGCCCGATTTGTTGGCCGTGGAACTTTCCAGGCTGACTATTTCAAGGACTATCAGAATGGTGCTTCTCAAACTGCTAGCCAGATCAATATCAATCCTGGTGGACTTATTTGGAATGAGGCTAACTGGAACGAGGCTGAATGGGGGCCTCTGTTCTTCCAGTCTTATCAGACCTTCTGGAGTCTTGGAACTTGCCGGGCTTTGTCTGTGTATATATCAGAAACTTCATCTATTTCTACCTCGGGGCTGACGGTGGCAGGAGGAGTGGTCCCTACTGAAATTGGTGCTTGGGAGTTGGCCTATATTGATTTCCTGACTTATGACTTGGGCACCGTTTAAACTGTAAATAATGCCAACCGTCTCTCTTACAGACCCTACTCCGCATACTAATGCTGATGCAGGGCTAATTGCAACCAATAACGGGAACCTGAGAACACTTCTTAACGGAGGGCTAGATGGCGCAAACCTTCTAGGAACTCCCGCTCTAGTTTCTGGAGAAGTTCCTGTTTGGAACGGCTCTCAGTTTGTTAGGTCTTCTGTCACAAGGGTTGGAGCAACAAGCCTTGGCTCTGGTACTCCAGATGCAACTAAGTTTCTTCGTGGAGATGGTTCTTGGCAAGTTGTAAATCCGGGACCAACTTTTACCTATGCGACAACCCCTCCCGGCTCTCCTACCAACGGAGATATTTGGTATTTCGTGGACTCCACTTCTGCACCTACATATCAGTGGACAATGCGCTACAACTCTTCAGAGGCTACAAATAAATGGGAGTGTGTTGGTGGAAGTCCTGTCCAGTTGACCGTTGCCGCTGATGTAAATACTGCAAGTGCAACTTTTGTTGACCTTGCTGGTGGACCTACATTTACCGTACCCAGAGCAGGAGATTGGTCTTGGAGAATTGAACATGAAGCTTGGAATGCAACAGGAAACTCTGTTGCTGTATCTGCGGCAAAAAACGGAGCAGTTGCTACAGCAGAAGCAGATGCTGTAAAAACGCTTAATACTTCAGCAGGCAACCCAGGAATTACTGGACATTGGAGTGGGTCATTTACAGGAATGGCTGCTTCAGATGTTATTAAGCAACAGTATCGAGCGGGTGCTGGTGGTACTCAGCACTTCTTGAATAGGAAGCTTTTCGTAATTCCTATCAAGGTTGCTTAACCAATTCCATATCCACCAAGAACATGCTTGATGTTAATCTGATTGGAATCTGAAGGATCATTTTTAATCATATTAATCAAGTCAGCCTCAGTAGTAGGCGCTGTAGTCGCTGGAGGGGGAGGAGCAACCGGAGGGGCTGACTGGCTGTTATCAACCTTCACCCAATAGGTATCAGAAAATCCTGCCGCATTCTGAGGCCCCTTAATTGGAGTGTATTGCCCAGGCCCCGTCCAATGAACTCCCCAACCTCCTGAAGTATCAAGCTGATCTGGGCTGGCCGCAGTTTTAACTTCTCCGTTACCGGCAGGTCGCGCTCCAGGAATACCCATATAATCCTCAATGCCAGTTGAATTAACTTGCTCTGCGTAATGCTTAGCCAGTGCAGCTTGAGTAGCGGCATCCAAAGCCTGCTGTCTAGCCGTCTCCTGAGAAGTAAGAAGACCGGAATCAATTCCTGCTAGCATATCCCGCAGACGTGAACCAATACCACCTTCAGCAGAAGCTCTTCCCTGATTCAATAGAGAAAGATTATTTGCGTACTCACCGGAATACAGCAAATTCTGGGCAGACATCGCCTCCTCAAGCTGCTTCTGACGAGCCGCAAATTCCTTCTGAAGCTGAGCATACTCCGACTCCGGATTCTGTCCCGCTGCAGTAAGAGTATTGTCATCAAACTTCAATTCTTTCCCCACAGAAGTAAGACCAGAGGAAATAAGGGCATCCTTTCTTAGCTGCGCAGCATTAGTTGTGGCATTATTGACTGTCTGAGAGGCCAATGCCTGTATCTTGCTCAAAATAGGGTCATAGTCAAAACTTGAGTCAAAGCTAGTCTGGGGAACTGAGGCCGCATTTACTTGTTTCTGCTGCAACAGAGCAGAAGCCAAGTCTTGTCCTCCAAAAGGAGAAGAGGACTCAATCCCAGAAACACCCCTCCTGGGTACGTTATAAGGCTGATAGGCCTTGGGATATGTGTATGCAGTCCCGTAGGTTCTCTTGCTCCCTGATGGAGAAGAGCGGGAACTCAGGTAATTAGATAGGTACGCCACCTAGAATTATTCTAGTAATGCCTTGGGGTGTATATAAGCCAAAGAAGAAGCCATACGTCGTTGGA